ATGCCGGATATATAGGCACGTCCCAATCCCCCATCCCCCAGGACGCCCCCTGCATTGCATCGCCTGTCTTGTTTGGGTTATAGCTGATGTTCCTTATTTGGAGGGTTGTCATGGATGATATGATGGAGTGGTCGCCGGAAACTGGAGAAAATCCAAAAAAAAAGCTGCGTCCCTATCATAAGCCGGATGAGAAGACCCGGCAGGTAGTGGAGTCGGCGGTAGGCATGGGTCTGGATCAGCAAAGTATTGCGAAGCTGTTGGATATCAATCCCAAGACCCTGCGCAAGTTCTACCGCCGGGAGTTGGATACCGGCGCTGCCAAGGCCAATTTGAGCGTGGCCAAGACGCTCTATAAGCGGGCGACTTCGGGCAAGGATACCATTGCCGGTATCTTCTGGCTCAAGTCGCGGGCTGGCTGGGTCGATACGGTGAAGCAAGTGCATGAGGGCATCCCGGAGAATATCACCGTGACCTTTGCCCTGGAGCCTCCTGAAGTAGCGTCTGAACTAATTGATGTAACCCCCCAGAAAGAAATAGAGAATGCAGATTAACAACGTGGCCATCGGGGCCGTTGTTCCCTATGCGCGGAACCCCCGGCGCAATGATGCGGCGATCTCCAAGGTAGCGGCCTCTCTCCAGGAGTTTGGCTGGCGGCAGCCGATAGTGGTTGATGCCGAGATGGTGGTCGTGGCGGGGCATACGCGCCTGGAGGCGGCCCGCAGCCTGGGCATGGGCGAGGTGCCGATCCATGTCGCCACCGGGCTGACGCCGGAACAGATCAAGGCGTACAGATTGGCTGATAACCGCGTTGGCCAGGAAGCCGAATGGGACGAAGAGCTTTTGCGTCTGGAGCTGGGTGAGCTGGAAAGCATGGATTTTGCCCTTGATCTGACGGGATTTGACTCCGACGAGCTGCTGGAATTGATGGCCGACCCATTCGAAGAGGGTCAGACCGACCCCGATGAGGTGCCTGATCTGCCGGAAGAGCCGGTTACGGTTGCTGGCGATGTGTGGTTGTTGGGCAACCATCGGCTGGTATGCGGCGACAGTACGAACGCAGATGACGTGGCCAAGTGCTTGAATGGCGTCGAGCCGCATCTGATGGTGACGGACCCGCCTTATGGCGTGGAGTATGACGCTAATTGGCGGAATGAAGCTATGCGGGCAGACGGGTCCGCCATTGGCGGGCGGGCTATAGGCAAGGTCGAGAACGACGACAGAACCGACTGGCGCGAGGCTTGGGCGCTATTCCCCGGCGACGTGGTCTATGTTTGGCACGCCGGAAACAAGGCAAATATTGTCGCGGACAGCCTGATAGCTTGCGGCATGAATATTCGAGCGCAAATCATATGGGCCAAGAATAACATCGTTATAGGGCGTGGCGATTATCACCCTAAACACGAGCCGCTCTGGTATGCAGTACGCAAAAACAGCAAGGGTCATTACGTTGGCGGACGTAAGCAAACCACGGTATGGGACATCGATAAGCCTATGAAATCAGAGACAGGCCATAGCACCCAAAAGCCCGTCGAGTGTATGAAGCGACCAATCGAAAATAACTCAAGCATCGGTCAGGCAGTCTATGATCCGTTCTTGGGGTCCGGCACCACGATGATAGCCGCTGAAATGACAGGCCGGATGTGCCACGGTCTGGAATTGTCGCCGGAATACTGCGACGTGATCGTGCAGCGGTGGGAGAACTTCACCGGAAGGAAAGCAGAGCTTGATAGCTAGGATTGTCGCGCTTCAAGGACGCCTCTGATGGAAATCAAATCAATCGTCAAGTTGATTGAGACCCTGGGTATTCCCCTGGCGGTGGCCTTGTGTCTGGGGATTGGGTTGTGGAAGCTGATCCAGTTTCTGCTGAAAGACCTGAAGAGCGATATTGCCGGTCAGCAAGACGACATGATGAAGGCGCTGCGCGGTAACCAGACCATGATTATTAAGCTGATCGACCGGGTACGGACCTTGGAGATCAACCAGATGACCGCCTATACCTCACTGCTGACCGCTGCCAGGGCGGATTTGCCCGATTGGCGGCGCACCAGAGCGGAGCGCATTGCCGAATTACACGAACAAATCAAGGACATCTCCCATAATGGCGAGGAAGGCGAGCAATGACATCCGTCGAGATCAAGATTCCCTATACCCCCCGCCCGCAACAATTCGATCTGCATCGAAATGAATCCCGTTTCAAGATTTGCGTCTCCCACCGCCGCTGGGGCAAGTCCGTCTATGCGGTGACGGAACTGCTCAGACGGGCTCTGGAGATCAAGACCGAGCGCAATGACGGGCGTTTCATGTATCTAGCCCCCTATTACCGCCAGGCCAAGCAAGTGGCATGGGATTATCTGTGCTATTATGCCCGCGATCTGCCCGGAACCCGGATCAATCAGTCGGAATTACGGGTTGATCTGCTGAATGGCAGCCGTATCCGGCTGGCCGGGGCGGGGGATGACCCGGACGCCTTGCGCGGGATCTACCTGGATATGTGCGTTCTCGACGAATATGCCGACATGAGCCCCCGCGTCTGGTCGGAGATCATCCGTCCCGCCCTGGTGGACCGCAAGGGCGCTGCCATATTCATCGGCACCCCCAAGGGACGCAACCATTTCTGGCGATTATACGAAGATGTGGCCGACGACCCCGAATGGCACCGCGCCATCTACCGGGCGTCGGAAACCGAGGTGATCGACCCCACCGAGCTGGAAGCGGCGCGACGGGAGATGGGCGATGACGAGTACCAGCAAGAGTTCGAATGCTCCTGGACCGCCGCCATTCGCGGCAGCTACTACGGCGGCATCATCGATGACGCGGAAAAGGAAGGCCGCATCGCCCGCATCGAATACGACCCGGCGATCCCCGTGCATGTGGCCTGGGATCTGGGCATCTCCGACAGCTGTGTGCTGTGGTTCTTCCAGGTCACCCTGGGGGAAGTGCGAATCATCGACTATTACGAGCATAACAACGTCCCCCTGGGCCATTATGTCAAAATAATGGAGGAAAAAAGCTACTGGTATGGCGATGACTGGCTGCCCCACGATGCCAAGGTGCGGGAGCTGGGCACGGGCCGAACCCGCGCCGAGACCCTGGTGAACATGGGCCGACGCCCGCGCATCGTGCCAAATCACAAGATTGCCGACGGCATCAACGCCGCCCGTCTGCTGTTGCAAAAATGTCATTTCGACGAGCTGAACTGCGAACAGGGACTGAACGCGCTGCGCTCTTATCAGCGGGAATGGGACGACACCAAGCGGGTATTCCGCAAGACGCCGCTGCATAACTGGGCCTCCCACGCGGCGGATTCCTTCAGATATCTGGCGATGGCGTATAGAAATCTGAAGCCGAAAGAGCCGGAAACGGACTGGCATGAGGAGATGCTGAAAAAACCAACCCTTGACGAAATGTGGGAAATGCACGAATTTGACCAGCGCAATCAAGCGGAGCCGCGAATCTGATGCCCATGGATTACGAAATGGCTGACTACGCCTTTGCCGAAACCGACGCACCGGCAATGGCGGCAGCGTTGATGGCCAAGATCACCACGGTCACCGAGGAAATCCCGCAAGACTATTCCGGCGTCAAGACCAAAAAGAAAACCGTCGAGGAAATTCCGATCCCGCCAGCACAACCACTGATGCCGGGGCCTGCCCCGATGATGCTGGCGGCGGTCCCCCCTGGTCTGGGCCAGCCTGAACCTCCAATGGGTATGGGAGCGCCACAACCGATGCCCAATCAAATGGCCCAGCCGGGTGGCGGCTCTATGGGAATGGCAGCGGTTCAGGAAGCCATGCAATTCGCATAAGGGCCGCACATGGACAGAGCATTCTGGCAAAGCAAAACCCTGGAACAGCTAGACCAGGAGGAATGGGAAGCCCTGTGCGACGGCTGCGGCAAGTGCTGCATGTTGAAATTCCGTAACCAGGAGACCGGCGAGTTGTTCCAGACCGATCTGGCCTGCCAGCTGCTGGATCACGAGACCATCCGCTGCACCGATTACGCCAACCGTAACAAGCGGGTCGCCAACTGCGTCAAGCTGACCCCGGAGATCGTCCGCCAGATCGACTGGCTGCCCGACAGCTGCGCCTATGTGCGCGTGGCGAATGGCGACGATCTGGAATGGTGGCACCCGCTGGTTGCGGGCAACACCGAGGCGATGTATGAAGCGGGCGTTTCCGCATACGGCAAGATCGACGGAGCAAGCATAGCCAATGGCTGAGATGAAAGACACCCAGCAAGACCGGGAAAAAGTTCTGGGTCTGGCCCGCTACTGGCAGAACGAACTGGAACAGGCCGATCAGTTCGAACGCGACTGGCGGGAGCGCGGTATGCGGGTGGTGGAACGCTACCGTGACGAACGCGAGGGCCGCGCCCTGATCGGGCCAAGCAACAGCCGCTATAATATTCTCTGGGCCAACACGGAAACCCTGAAGGGCGCACTGTTCGCCCGCATGGCCGAGCCCGACGTGCGCCGCCGCTTCCCCGACCCCAACCCCGCCGCCCGACAGGTGGCGATATTGCTGGAGCGGGCGCTGTCTTATGGCGTCGATGTCTACGATGCCAGCCGCCCCTTGATGGCCGCTATGGAAGATTACCTGTTGCCCGGTCGCGGTGTGGTCTGGGTGGTCTACGAGCCGGTCATCATCAAGGAAAAAATCAAGGTCGAAGTCGATGGCGAGGACATCGCCATTGCCGAGGAAGAAGAAATCGAACGCCTGGGCGACCAGCGCTGCCGCTTCGAATACGTTCACTGGCAAGACTACCGGGAAAGCCCCAGCCGACGCGCCGAGGATGCAACATGGCGGGCACGGCGGCATCTGTTCACCCGCGACGATCTGATCGGGCGCGGTTTCAAGGACGCCCATGAAATTCCCCTGAACTGGATGCCGGATGCCAACGAAGACAACGCCGATTACGAAGAAATCTATAACCGCGCCGAAGTCTGGGAAATCTGGTGCAAGGTAACGCGCAAGCGGCTGTTCATTGCCAGCGGCTACCCGGATGTTCTGGCAGAGGACGATGATCCTTATGAACTGGAGGATTTCTTTCCGACGCCGACGCCCCTGATTGCGGTGCGGACCAACAACACTTCCGTGCCGGTGCCGGAATTCACCCTGTACCAGGATCAGGCCGACGAGCTGGACCGGGTGACCAACCGCATCACCTATCTGGTAGAAGGCTTGAAACGGCGCGGCGTCTATGACGCTTCGGTGCCGGAACTGGCCCATCTGGCGGTGGCGGGCGACAACGATTTCGTCCCGTCGGAGAATTTCGCTTCCCTGGCGCAGAAGGGCGGTCTGGCGGGAGCCTTCCAGACCGAGGATATTTCCGTGGTTTCCGTCGTCGTCAACGGCCTTTATACCCAGCGCACCCAGGTGTTGCAGGTTATCTACGAGGTCACGGGGATTTCCGACATCATTCGCGGCGGCGGCACCAAGGCATCGGAAACCGCAACGGCGCAACAGCTGAAGGCGCAATACGGCTCCATGCGGCTGCGCCGACGCCAGGATGACATCCAGAAATACGTTCGCGACCTGTTCCGCATTAAGGCGGAATTGATTGCGGAAAACTACGAGCCGGAAATATTGCAGCGCATCACCGGCCTGGAAGTGACCGACGAGATGCTGGAGATCATGCGCAACGACAAGCTGCGCAATTACCAGATCGACGTGGAAACCGACTCCACGGTGTTTGCCGACGAGGAAGAGGTCAAGCGGACCCGTATCGAATTCGCCAACGTGTTCGGCAATTATCTGGTCAAGGCCATCGAAGCGACACGGGCCGCCCCGGAAGTCACGCCCATCGCCTTTGAAATCCTGAAGTTCGTCGCCGGGGCCTGGAAGATCGGGCGCAACTTCGAAGACGTGATCGACCAGACGGAAGCCACGGTGATGCAGCAACTGCAAGCCATGCAGC